TTGTAGTCATGAAGGAGGTCAGTGAATAGCTTCCGAGCAGCTATCGCAGTGTCTTTAATCACCGCAACTGCCTCCACGTTGCCCTCTTTCTGCATCTGAATCGCGATGCTCATGGCCTCAAGCAGCTTCTCGTAGTAGCCCATCATAATCTGAATGAGCTGAAGCTGCATAGACTGGAGAGCGGCCTTGTTACCGCTTGCGTCGGTGGCGGTCAGATCAATCCCGATAGTGCCATAGACGTTGGTCTGAGTGACAACATCGAAGAACTTACGAACGTCCTCCGCTACCTTGTCATCTCCCAAAACCATCTCTTCCAATCCCTCAAGACCGTACTGCATCCAGATGGAGATACAGTTCAAGAAGATCTCTCCGAACCCTTCGCGGAAGTTCTCCAAGACCTCCTCTACCCGCTTTGTACCCTCCTGAATCAGTGCCAAGGTGGAAGTAGCTGTAGCGCGAGAGCCAATAATAGGAGACTCACGACCAGTGAGGTAGTCAGAAACGCCAGTACGCTTTTCAACGAGCCCAAAGAGATTCTGCCTCTCTGAAAGCGTAGAAGGATATATGTCACCAGAAGCGAAAGGAATGAAATCGCTGCGTGGATCATCAACGAAGAAGCATCTTCCTGCATATAGCCTAGGAACCTCCTCTATTCCTGATTCTTTCTTGACAATGAACATCCTAATATTAGCGATGTAAGCATTGTCCTCCGCCATCTGCTCCCACTTTGTAATTGCCTGTTGAAACGGCAGTACCATCTCGCACAACCCGATTCCATATAGCGAATCGTTAGTGACTGTGTACGGAATCAGTACATATGGCTTCTTCTGATTGAAGTACCAGTTGTACCGGAGCTGCAAGATCGTGCGTGACTCTGGGTGATAGGTAGCAACCAGATGCTCAGGCAGGTTATTATCGTCTATGTCGTAGTCAAACCAGATCTCGTAAACAACTATGTCGTCGTTCCTGGCAACCCCAACATGCTGTGCAGCCAGCTCTCGAGCATCTTCGACTGGAGTACGTTCGTGGGTAGTCATTTCCTTGATCTTGTCCACATCCTCCAGCTTCTTGCTGGCTTCCATTACCTTCAACTTCCAGTACGTCGTCCTAATTCTTTCAGCCACCATATGACAGTCTTGCAGAAACTGGTAGCTGGGTGGGAAGAGGAAATCTCCGAGTGAGATCCCCCAGATTCTCGGGCCAGCATAGCGGACCTCGGTACGAGTGACAACTTTGTAGTCGTTTTGAGGATCGTAGGTCTTGATGTCATAGACCTCCCTATCGTAAACAGTCTTGAAGACCATCGAGCCGAGCTTGCAACACTCCAACATCCTAGGCGATGAAACCTGCCGCATCTTCGCTACATGCTTGATCCAGTAGTTGAAGAACTTCATCATCGAAGGCATGTACTCTTGGACACTCTTACGTAGAGCCTTGAAAGTGACAGGAGGATCTTGCTTCCAAATCCCTGTGTCTAGCCTGGCATGAATAGGATCTACTGCCATCGCGATGACAGGCACTACAATAGCAGATGCTCCCTCGAAGGGTTGAGTTTTGAAGGGTTCGGGGTAGGCTCTATATGCGATTTCATAGTCACCCCAAATCTGCTGCTTACGTGACTGTGCATCCTTAAGCCACGTCAGATTCTCGTCCAGCCAGATGAGTAGCTTGTCCCGCCGTTCATCGCTCAATTGAATGATTGCTTCAGGGAAGGGCTTAGGCGCAAGACCGCCTGCTGGAGTTCCTGGCACATCATCTACTGAAACCACGCCACCAGGGGCTGGCCCCTCACCTCTTATAAAGACAAACTCGCCGACGCCTGGAGACTCTCTCGTAGCCATCACACGCTCCTAGCGGCGGGGGGATAGAGGCGGAGTTCGGAGAGCGGGTGGAGAGTGGGCCGGCCGGGGCGTAGCGGGTCTGGGCCCCTTGTGAGTGGATCGGGGCTCCGAGTGGGTCTCAGGACGGTGTTCCGCTTTATGACAGCGGCGGCAAAGGTACTCTCCGTTTTTAGGATCGAGCGCCTTTGCTGGATAGTGAGCAACTGGCTCTTTATGGTGAGCATGGTGGCCCACCTCTGCGCATCGCTCACAAGCCCCACCTGCACGTTCTTTAACATTCCGGCGCCACCTCGCGTATTCAGGTGTGAGGGCCAACAGCCTCCTCAACCTGCCCCATGCCTTCAGAAAGGTGATTCGTTTGATCTTCTTGATCCGCCGAGCTTCCAGCAGACCGATCATCGCCCTTATAATCAAATCGGCAGATGGCTTCGCCGAGGTATTCATTTGTGAATACCTGACAGTGAAGCTATCCCCGCAGAGCCACTCCTTGCCATCCAGGCTCCTCCACATCATCTTCGTGGATCGCGTAGCGAGGATCATTGCGTCTGATTCCTCGCTGCAACGGAAGCACGACTGCTTGGGAGGGATCACCTATACCTGCAAACCTGGATTCGTGGCGCGCCCTAAGCAATAGTTGCTTCTCGGACTCCTGATACTTGAGCCAGCGGGCTGGAGAAACAACTCCACGCCACATCTGCATATTCAGGCCCAGCGCATCTGCAGTGTCATCATACTCACCAAGTGGGTAGTCGGCCAATTCGCTGCGGAGAATGTGATGAGTACCGTGGACGTACAGATGTCCAGTTGCGGCTACCGGCTGTAAGCCTCGGATATGCGGCTTGCCTTTTCCGCCTGGCTTGAGCGGTACAACGTTAAAGTACTCACCCCGGCGCTCGGCTTCCGCCTTCAGAAAGCTCTTGAGCATCATCTGGTATGTTGCTTTCTCGATTCCATAGACTCGCGGATGGAAGCGGCTGCGCAACCAGAAAAGGTGTTCGATAAGCACGAGGGGGGAACACCGCTTCGCCCACACATCAAGCGTAATAGCGTCTCCGTACTTGGTAGTTCCAACGGTGACAACAGCATTGCGATCATCTTTGATCTTCTCGGCCGGCGCAGGGTCGATGCTGACACTGATGTCCAGCTCATCGAGCGTGTGAACCCTAATCACGCCTCCGTCTGGACCAAATAGTACGATCTTCTCGTGATCTGGTGTCCACTCCCAGAACCGCAGATCCTGAACATTGAAATCTTGAATGTCAGCATTGCGAGGGTTGTTCATCATCAGACATGAGAACGCATACTCTCCCATATCTTTCCGCATCTGCGCAAGCGTTTCAAGTGAGAATCGCTCTGGCCAGATGGGGAGCCCATCCTCGATAGCGCCCCTGATGAACAGCGCCATCTTGCCCTTATACAGACGCATGAAGTGGCGATAAACATCTGCGAACGCCCAGCGGGTCCCTACCAGATCGAAGGTGTCCTCGCCTGGATTGACCATTAGGGTGAGAACCTTCGAGATGCGGCTGATAGCATCAAGCATGACCAGCTCGGACTTCACTGCATCTTCCGAGATCGGGTCATCTATACTTATGTGAGTATAGTGCCGAGAGGTCACTGCGCCTGTCATGCCCATCGAGTCAATCGTGGGCTCAGGCCCTACCCATTCGCGCTGGAAGCGGAGCTCGTTGTTATTCCAAGGGACTTTCTTCGTGTCTCTGGGAATGACGTGCGAGTAGAGTGCACGGAAGATTCTGTTGCTCTCTGCATGCTGTCGAATAGCGCCTAAGAACCTCTCAGCGTTGGCGGCTGTCTCATTGATGATGAGTATGCGCTCATTCGGATTCTTCACTACTTTCTGCATGTTCCGCGCTATGTTGCACAACGAGGTCTTGAGATGGTCGCGAGGCATCTCGACATGCTTATACCTCGCCGGGTTGTGATCTAGGAATGATGCGAGGGGTGCGTGACAGTTGATGGTCATATCCCTGTAGCCAAGCACCCCGAACCCGAACTTGAACAAGTCGTTGCTGAACGCAGTCGCTAGGTCAGCTCGAAGGTCGGAACTGAGCTGGGCTACCGACTCATCCAGATACGGCAGGTCTTGTTCGTTCAAGCGAAGGCCATCGCCAAAGCGTTTGTGTGTTGCCTCTGGACAATCGCGAGTTGCTCGGCTATCCCTTTACCGTGGGCATAGATGTCGTCCTTCAACATCTCATCAGTGACAGTGAAGCCGACACTGAAGGTCTTGAGATGGGTCCGAGGGAGTAGCAGCTTCTCCGACGTGAATGGCAGCTTTTTAAGAACAAGAGCTGCGAATATGACCTTTAGGAAGTCGAGTCGGTTCATGCGGCCGCCTTCTTTTTTTCCGCTACAGGATCCTTGTGCCTGCACATCCGCTCGAATCGCTTGTTCAGGATGTCAGCAATCCACTGTGCTTCGCGCTTAGACAGCGCTTGGCCCGATCCTTTAAGAAAAGGGACGTTGCAGCAATACACCTCAAAATGCGTGTGATAGCGGATCTGTTCAGTTCCAACGCTCCGGAACCTCCGCTTACGGACGACATGAAAGTCGCCCTCAGGTGTTTTGGTTGCCATCAGAGCTTACCTCCCTTGGACTCGGCGAATGGCAGCTGAGCGCTTGCCTACGGCTGCTATCGAATCGGCTTGAAGCTTCTTGATGGTAGGATGATTGGGCCCGTATACTTCACGGGCGTCCCGTAGGTTCGAGTTCACACCCTGGACCTCTGCTTGAGCATCCCGCATGGCCTTCTTGGCAGGCGGATCACCAAGCTTTTTGCCTCGTGGCATTATCGCTTACCTCCGCGTCTGGATTTGCCGGCAGTCTTCATGGCTATAGCCACTGCCTGCTTTTGTGGCCGGCCTTCGGCTATTAGTTTCTTGACGTTCTTACTGACTGTCTTGTTGGAGCTGCCTTTGTGTAAAGGCATGATTGATCACTTTCATTTTTGTCCATCACCTTTGCCATCTAGTGGCGGCCCTGTCGGCAATCCATTCTCAGGATTTACCGGATACTCCCGTAGAACTCCATGCTCGTCTGGCAAGAATGCTGTGTTTATGGGAGACTCGACTTTCTGGCTATGCTTAGGCCAAAGGCAGCCTCGCCACGATCTCATTGTTCTAGCGACCGCCCTGATGGCGGCGCTGGGTCTTCGGGAGCTGGCCGCCCACTGGCTTGGCTGGCTCGAAGGTTGTGAACTTCGACTCCTTGCCCGTCTGGGCTGGAGGGATTGCCGTCTCCGACTTTGTCGACTTGTCGAAGTGCGGAGGTGAGTAGTCTTTGTCCGGCATCTGTGTATGCCTCCTCTTCCTGTTCTGTGGGGATACGAATGAAGTCGCCAGTCACCGGAGCCACTGCTTGCTGTGCCCTGGCTGACATGACGAGTGCAGCTGCCAGGGACTTTGCATCCTCCCCTGTCAGCGAGAAACTGGATACCTGGTGCTTCTGGGTCTTGGATGTTTCTGGATTGCGGTCAAGGATGTCCGACGCTGCTTTGAGACGGATGGCTTCGTTCTTCGATTCCTTGAGCAATGCTCGCATCTCATCAACAGCTTCGCGTGAAACTAGCTGGATGATTGAGGACAAGTCCACTGTCTTGTCTTGGATCTTCGCTTGGATCTCGTCTATAAGCTCGATGGCTTCGGGCATGGCCTTAGCGTGCCCCGGTTGAGTGATGACATTGAAATAGGATGGATTAAGTCCCACGGCTTCCGCAGCCTCCCTCTTCGTCGGCACTGCTGCACTCGCGTATAGACGACAAGCATGCTTCAACCTCGGAGACATGCCGTACTTGGAGTTGTTGTTCACCGCGTAGTGCGGGCGTGGAATAAATGCTCTTCTGCTCACATAACACACTCCAGATGGCCTGGTTGGATATTCTATGCACAATATAATAGAATGCACCGAAGGTGTCAAGATACGTTGGCATATGGATTGTACTGCAATGCGAAGCGACATATGTTCTGTACCGCGCAGCGGCAGCAGGGATTCAAATGTGAATACCTTTTAAGAATTCCACCTCAATGATTTTTAGAGCTGCGCGTTTTCTTCGAGAGCAAGCTATGGGGGCGCGCACTGTCCATACGGGGAGCCCCCGGGGTCATGCCTGCCCAATCCGGAGGCAGCTTGACATTCGAATGCGAAAGGGTTATATTGTTGATGCGGACGTTATGAGCGGGCCGCGACATCACTGGGGCATCAGGTACCTACCTAATGGTACCGGCGAGACGCGAGCCATTCGCGGACGCGAAGAACGGGAACACGCAAGGGCCTGTGCCTCAGGCCGAAGGACCAATGTGTCGAGGTGTGGCATCATCCTGTGGTGAACACACAACAGTTGGACATGGGAGTGTCACATGACTGCAACAGCACAGAAGTTACTCGACAATACCGCATTGCTCACACCTGATGGCGCAGCCGAGGCTGGTTTCTCGTGGGAGTCGGGCGAGGTACAATATCGTCCTGATCCAAAGGAATCCACTAAGGTGTCCCTGGGGAAAGCGCCTCACATGCGGGTCGTGGATGTCCCGAAGTTCGAGGCCTACTTCCCTGGCGTGATCCTGCAGGCCCTGGACGGCACCAGCATTCTGGTCGGTTGCCAGGCAGCGACACGGCGTCGGTTGAAGGCCGTGCGCGCTGGGGCTCCAAAGCCCACCTGGGTCGAGCTTCAGATCCTCGTGCTCAATGCAATGAGGGGCATCAAGAACCGTGGCGGAGTGATCGTGCGTGACAATTACCTGTACGGAGGTGTCGCGTACAAGACTCAGGCTGAGGCCCTGGTGGTGGAGTTCGGTTCACGGTTGGCCGACCTGATCGACGCAGGCATCGAGCCGGTGAAGGCTCGTGCTATCGTCGAGGAGAAGATGATTACGGCTTACGGAGATGCAATGGACGCGATCCTTGGGGCCGAAGACGAAGTAGCAGCTCAGTAACACCTAGCCCATCTCGACATATTGGTTTCTTCACTCACCTTTCAATGAAAGTGAGTATGAAAATAACGCTTGAGGAACTGGTCAGACAGTATGGTACGAACTTACTCCTGGCACCGCTTAGCATCGGTAGCGTACTCAAGTTCGAGCTGTATGGTCGGCAATGTAAGATCATTGTGGTTCCTGGTGAGAATTGCGACCCCCCAGTGGCTGGCGATGTTTCAGTCTTCTGGATTGATGAGTAACACAAAGCACGCGCTTGGTCAGGCGTGCTCTTTTTATACTCTCTCTCTCCCAACTGCTTAGTAAGTAGTAGGTACTAGCATCGCGAAGCGCCAATCCACGCCTGGTTAGTAAGCAGTTGCTGCCGGATCGAGGTGTCAGGTCAGCTTCCTGACTGACTAGTGGGGATGGTGCATACGCATATGTGTGAGTGTGCGTGTCAGGGACCAAAGTACGATTTGAGTGGGTTTGTGTATTGTAGTATATTATTATGTATATATTTATATAGATATATATACATATAACAACTATACAACACCAACTCACACGCCCAACCGGGCCCCAGCATGCATGCACCACCCCCACTAGTCAGGCAGTCAGCTGACCTGTATTGACATCTAGCACAGATGATGTTATATTGTATCAGATGCCCAACCACGGAGACACTCATGCCTATAGGCGCTGATAAAGCAAAGGAGTTGTTCCCTCATCGGCTTGTCATCAAACTCATGACTCGACTCGCTGGTGAGTTATATGTTGATAACTATCTGCCTGAGTTGGACGAGGAAGCCAGAGCATATCTGCTTGAAATGTGTGGTCAGCACATACCATCTAAAGGCCCACCTAAACCACAGGACCCATTATTCTGTGCGGCCATGTTCCTTGCTGGTGTGTCACTGGGTGACCTTGCTATGCTGTTTAATATACGCAAGCAAACAATACAACAGAAGGTAGTTAAACACTGCTCTAAAGTTGAGCGTGAGAAGCTACGAGATCGTCCTCCAATGGTTGATTTGGAATCTCTTGCATTGTGTCGTAAGATATTCGATGAAGCAATAGCAATCAGCGACTCAGCATTTACTGGCCAACACCCATTAACTATTGGTAGAGCGTTGCTCAGCTCAGCGAACGACGTGATAGCTCGTGACAGAGGTGATGAACCACAACCAGACAGACCACGTAGGTATTCAAATATGAATCAGCCATCAGGTAAGGAAGTGGCTATCGAGCTTGTAGAGGAGGCACATCAAGCATTAGGGCCTGGTAATGTCGCCTTTGATCCAGCTCCAATCAACGAAAACTTCCTCATCGAGACTGTGATGAATAAGAAAGGTGAGTTATCACCACTTAAAGACTTAGATGCTCCACAACGAATCAGGGAACAAGACAAGAAGGTCAAGGCTGCTCTCGACGACTTTATGAAAGACCTCGACACGGAGACCAATAATGAAGATCACCAGCGTTAAAGTTTCCATCACAGATGAGACTGGCAAGGAACACAATCTTGGCATGAAGGATGATCCTGGCCGCCCTGAGATGATGGATCGCTTGATTGATGCACTGTTCAGCACAGTGAAAGCCAAAATCAGGCAGCTGCGTCAAGACATCGACGAACCTTGGCCTGAGCATTTATGAGTGAGCCAGATGTCGCACCAAAACCAGATGTTTCAGATACTGAGGTCACAATGCCTGAATGGTCATATTTTGAGGATCGTGAGCAAATGGTGGAGTTTCGCAAGAAGCCTGGAGTGCTTCAGTTCCGTCCTATTCATAGGGAGGATCCTAAGTCCTATGATGATGTCTATGCAAATGCCCTGCTGCGAGCTGATGGCACCTGGGCTTATGTCCCTGAGCATCTACTTTCCCGCGTGCCGGAGTTTTAACAATGCCTATCACAGGTCAGCAGTTTATCGACAATGCCTACGAAACCGGATTCTGGTGGATAGCTGGGCAACTGGGCGCCTCAGAACTTCAAATCGCACAGGTCACTGGTCACACGTTCGCTGAAGTGCGTGACTCGAACAGGCACATTGCCCAGCTTCTGGCTTTCCCTTACCATGACACTCGTGGGCAAGTCAGTCCTACTATGCAGCAAGTGCGTGAACTGCATCTCAATTGGTTATACGATCAGGGAGGCAACAAGGCACTTGAGCATCCAATCACACTCAATCACTTCCGTCTGCTCACTGACCCCTATCTGAAGCATGCACATGATTAAGCTCCATATAATTCAATGGACAGCACTTGCTGTGATGATAGTAGCTTCAGCCCTTCTTATTACCTTCCATGACTGGACAGGCTTGGTGATCTTATGGTCAGCATTTGTCATATCAGCCGCTTACCACACTAAGAAGATCGGGGGTTGACACCTCGCGTAGTATGTGTTATATTACATCGTAGACCTAAAATGACCCATAACCTTGCGGAGGAAGTGTGCCAATCACTGGTTACGAGATTCGGGTTGGTGATGAGGTGAAATACCTTGCCACTGACAAAGCGAAGTTCCTCAATGAAGCGAGGAAGTATGCTGAAGTGCTCAACGCTACGTTCTGGTTCAATGGTCGGCCACTGACGCAGAACTAACCCACCAATCACGCGTATGGGAGTGCGCACAATGTCAGTCACACTGAATGAAGTGAAAGCAGTAATCAGTATCTGTCGCACATTGGCAGACACGATCAAAGAGCTGGGTGAAGTCCCCAGCGGTCATCTGTACGCTCGTGTCAGCGACATTCTCTCGCTCGCCAACTATCACTCTGCCATCGGCTTCCTGGAAAAAGCAGGGCTGATAGAAGTGCGTGACAACATGCTGTTGGTGTGGAAGGGAGGCAATTAATGTATGCAAGGCATCAACGCCCATCTTCAAGCGAGATCTCAATGACCACACCACTGCGAGACGAGTACAAGGCAATCCAGGAACGTCATGCTGAGTGTTGTCATGACGATCTGGCAGGACTCGCTGGCGATCTTGGGGAGTTTTCAAAGAAGTTGGTTGAACAGCTGGAGCCCAGTGAGAGTATCTACCTCAACATGACAGATGCTGAGAAGGCACAACTTGACACGCTCAATAATATGGACGACAGGGCTGTAGTTGCAGAGAACATGCTGGACAACTACCACCTGCTCAAAACCAACCTGAGCATTCGACAAGCGATAGTCAAGACCTTGATGCGGTCATATGGGCCGCTGTCTGGTGTGGTTCAGAACGCTAACAACCTTGTCACGCAGGCGCAGGCCGAACTCGATCAGTGCAAGTACGAGATTCTTGAGTTGATGAGGGTGGACTCATGACTCGCTCACAAGCGTGGAGGCTTATTGCCGAAGCGTACATGCGACGCGCTTCAGGCGAAGGCAATCGTGAATCACAGCAGTTGTCGAAGTACGGTCTGTGTCGGGCAGTTGAAGATGCCAAGCTCTACAATCACGGCATTAATGATGAGTTGGCCAAGCTGATGGATAATGAAGTGCGTACAGAGGTACGTGCTAATGGCGGACATCCGTATCTTGCGCCACTAGACTGGCAAGGTGCAGAGGATGAGAAAATCGAGAATAGCCTTAATCGCGCCAGCTTAGCATTGCTGTTCGCTGAGATAAACGAGGTGGACTCATGAAGTACGGCATCTATGTTCGCTTCGCCATTGACAGCCCTTACATCAAGTCAGCCGCAGAGGCACTGAACTTTGTACGCAATTTCCTCGACGACTCGCATGGCTGTCCCGACTACATGGCTTCAACATCTGGAACCCTTAGCGAGGGGGCTATCCAAGTGAGTGATGTAAGCGCTGTACCCACCCGCTATGCAGTCATATGTCAAGTACATGGCCGTGTCTATATGACTAAGGAGGAATATGACCGCCAGATATGGGACGCAGATGATCTTTGGAAGTGTCCGGAGTGTGGTAGCACAGCTACTTTCGATAATGAGAACTACGACAGAGATAACTGAATTCAATAATCGCCTTCAGCGAGATAAGGATAAGGCGATGTCCTTTTTAGGGAAGACAACACTATGAGCGCACCAACACTGAATCTTGTGCGTCTGCGGGATACCAAGCGCTTCAGTTTGTACCAAGAGAAGGATAATACTATGAACAAGTTGTATCTACCTAAGGGCTTACCAAAGCATATCACCTATGTGGAGGCACCAGATGGGTCTGTACATCGAGATGAACAGCAAGGGGCAGGACTGGCCGAGCCCCAAGGGCAGGGCTGATTTCCTCATCGCTGACGGCGCTGTAGAGATCAAGCTGGAGGACTTGAAGTGGCAGCCGTTCTTGATCTGCTGTGTAGAGAATCCAATGTTCGATGCTGCTGGCTTCGCTTACAACGCAAAGGAGTTCATCGTCTTTCGTGACGACAACTCCCCACACCCAAGGCGATGGCTGGTGTCAGAAGCTATCTGCCGGGCCAACTTTTCGGTCGAGACCATCAACGAGCATCTGATAGAATGGTTCGACGCTCTCGTAAAGAGGCATATGCAGAAACTCGCCGGCTCTTAGGTAAGGACGTAGCCATCTTCCACCTGGAGGACTACAAGTAATGCCAGTTGAAGAGAAGTTCCATATCCACATCTCGGTCACCTCAAATGATGATCTGATCGTGGAGCGGGTCTACTCAGACCACAACAAAGAGAACGATCTCCTTTGCTCTGTTGCACTAACACCGAATGATGATCCAGACTACGATCCAGTCTTTGGAGATCATGCTGAGGTTGTAGTGGAGATCACTGAAGCACGTATCATGCCTACGACAGACGGCACTGTCACTGTGGTCTTTGGTATATGAGCCTCTACGACTACGAGATGAGCAAGGTGATCGGTGCTAAGGATTATCCGCTCTATGCACTTATCATGGCTGCGATGCGTCAGGCGGACATTGAGAATCTGGGCCGTCTTAGAGCTGCATTTCCTAACACTTATGGGGAGATGCGAGCGCGTTACGGTGCCCCTGCTGGACGACTCCTTACTGATGGTAACGAAGTTGTTGTGATTCAGCAGGACGACTATGAACGTGGAGTTGAGCACGGATTGAGCCGTGCACGTTCACGACCTGGTGATGGAGATATGGGAGGGTGAGAGAAATGATTGAGTCGCCATTGCAAGATGGTGCGCTTGCTGCTGAACAGATGTGGAGCTTCTGTAATGACCTGCGTGCGTGCGTAGGCATGATGGAAGCGATCCTCACACTAGACACCTCAGCAGTTACGCACCCTCACGGGATGGCTCCTGAGATTAGGGATCAACGTAATCAGTTGCTTCGAGTAGCTCGTAAGCTGTGCAGAGCAGAGATGGTGCAACGCTGGGCAGCATTGCAAGATCGGTGGCCTATGTTTATTCGTGCTATTGACCATCCAACCTGGTAAGGAGGAAGTATGCCAGCTACTAAGCCTATGCACTGGACTCAGACTCGCGAAGGTCGCAAACGGCAGAGCAAGCGTATGAAGGCTCAGCACAAGAACAGTGGGCTGAAGAAGCCTGCTGAGGTAGTCGCCCACATCGAGCCGAAGATCAAGACTGGCATGCTTTACACCGTCAGCATCAAGCCACAGCACGGCATTACTGAGATAGAGCTTCAAGATGTGCCGCGTAGGGAAGTTCTCGGTCTCATCGGAAGGCTGATGAAAGGGAAGTAATATGAGTCTCGGTCCTACTTTCGTAGAGACACAGCAGGGCACCTGGTACAAGAATCCGGTTATCAGGCGTCCTGATTGGTTCGTCTGTTGGGATGAAGATGAGCCAATCGAACTGGTGATTAAGCGCCCAGGTCCAACCGTTGATGAGATACTCAAGGAACTGGCTGGCGCTGGCTGGTCTCTCAAGCGGTATAACAAGCGTAGTGGCAGAGCACATCGTGTCTTCGATGAAAAGACCTTTACGATGTTCCCTGCGGAGGCGTTCTTCCTGACACAGCTGAACGGCCCGACAGATGAATTGTTGAAGGGCTGTGAGGTAGCGCATCCTATTCATAAGGGCAAAGCCTACATCGAGGGGACATACTACGCAGCCCACTTCAATGGACAACAACCATGAGACAGCGCCGGAAAAGCGAAATGCCTAGCGATAAAGAGGTGCTCAACACCAAAATCTGGATACTCGCGCGTCATCTGGACGACAAGCAAGTAAAGCCGCATGTCTTCTTTATATATGAGGAACGGCGGCTACGCGCTGATGAAGTCATTGTCAGCATGGGCACGTCACCCTACCAAGTCGAGGTGCGTCTTGTCCAGCAAGATACCGCAGTGGAAGAAGAATCTGGCAAAGGAGATGTTCGCGGCGGGGGACACTCTGGACAGCCTAGCCCGTACTCTTCTTCAGTCGGACCTACAACAACCCACAGTGGAGGACCTGAGGAAATGTGAGGACGATCTACTCGGAGGTTTACTGATGGTTAGGCAGATCAGACACAAACTAACTGAGAACCCTATACACACAAAAGGACAACTAGCATGAAAGTAATGATTGAAGGTATTGGTGAGGTTCCCACTGTTCACCACGATTCTAATAGGTTCTGTGGACAGAGCGAGCCCCACTGGACAGCCTACTGTACGTGGCTCATCACTAGTCGTGCTCAATTAGAAGAGATTTCGTTAGACTTGGAATCGCAGATTAATCAAGTGAAGACTACTTACATTGAATTGAAGGAGGTAATTCATGCTGACGACAACAGAGAAGCTGAAGCGCGTCTCTCGGGTTCTGAAGACGAGGTTCTTGAATCTGACGGTAGATGAAACCCTGGATCTTGCACAAAAGATCGTTGATGAACTGGAGAAGCCATGAAGAACAGCGCTAAAACTACTGTTTGGTTCAAGAAGCTTGGTGCCGTCTATTGGCCTGAGTATCACGCTTGGATCATCCAGCATGTAGCAGATGGTGCTATCAACATGTATAAGGATGGTGCTTGGGTTCCACTAGAAGCGGCAATGCGACTGGACGCTGTACGCTTTCTCGAGGGGAGGATAAAGGCACAGACATGAAGATCGAACTCGAAATCAAAACTGATAAGCTAGTCGTCAACGATGAAGAGCTTGATGGCAGAGATAACATCAGCGGCTGGCGAATAGTCCATATGGTAGTTGACGCCGATGTTGGAGTAGCAGCGCTCGTTATAGTCAGACCTGAAAGCGAGGGAATCACAAAAGAAGATGCTTTGGCAGCATTAGCCCAGATGGTTGATGTACTTATATTTGATGAGAGGATTCAACCAGGTGCCTAGAAAACTAGTGGACGTGTCAGAGGAGGACATCAAGACTCTTAAGATGATTCGCAGCGAAGCTGAGTGGTCTGGTAAGAAGCCGACGCTTGCGGAACTCCTTGCTGAAGCACTGCATGAAGGCATAGTCGATCTAGACAACAACTACCTGGGTGGGTAAGTATGCCTAACGAATATCCAGGGCTTGAGATCAAGCTAAACAAGTTGGTCGAGACCGATCTCGCCCCACTCGCACGGAAGTGGAAGAAGGATCTGTCACGCGAGGATTTAGGCTTTATCACCTTATTATTTCATTATGACCCAGATGGTGGTATTGCCTATGTTGCCAGCACTCCAAGGAACGACGCTGTACGAGCGCTGATCGAGTGGTTGAAAGTCGAAGGAACCGCACAGTTCCCACATCTGCGCGCTATGTTCGAGTATATCTATGGTGCAACTCGACAGCCTGGTGACAAGGATTACAGCGCAGAGTTCATCAGAATAACGAAGCACAAATAACACGCTCACCACTGGGCTTGACAAGAAGCGTAGATGGTATTATATTTGAGGACTTGAAATGGCCCGCAGCAACTGATTCAAAATTGAATACCTGCAATTCCAACCCTTTTAACGTATGGGAGTGCGTTATGGGTGATCTCTTCCTTCAGTGCCAGTTTGGTCAACGCCGAAAAGATGGAAAGGTAGTTCGCCCTGCGACCTGCCAGAACCGTGCGAGCGGCATCTTCCGTGTTATCTACGTTCGCGGAAAGCCGAAAGTCCTGTTGCTGTGTGCTCAATGTTCCTTCGATAAGATGCCCAACCATGTCTGTTGCCCGCCACCGCCAGACGATGCACCTAAGGGAACTCAGCCAACGTACTTCCGTGACGTGTTTAGCGTTCAACTACTCGCTACGCTCGGCACCAAGTTCGTGCAGGGACACTCGCCTAACATTCCTGGGTACAAGCATTGGGTCGAGCGGAAGCAACTGCCAGAGAAGTCCGGAGTGGTAAAGTTGAAGATAGTTGAATCGCGCACGAAGCACATGGACATGAGCGCGTATCTCGAAACCCTGAGGAATCATAGCGATGGCAAGTAAAGATGATGATGCTAAGCGGATGCTCGAACTCTTTCATGCTGCCTACGAAGCTACGAATGAGTTGCATACCTTTGTAGCTCAAATTAGTAAGGAATCAGAGGAGAAGAATCAGCAGAACAAACGTGCTGCAATGGCTTATTTCTTAGGTGAGCTGAAGCAGATAGCTGGCAGTTTCCACACATTGCATCACAGTATGGGTCACTTGATGTTTGATGTCTGTTGGGACAATACAGACGTGGGCAAGGAGTTCAATGACCCAATCAAGGAACTAATCGAGGATCTTGGTCTCAAGTTCGAGGACATGGAGGTGCTCGATCTGTCTCAGCCCATCCCTGATCACTTACCGGAAGAAGTAAAACAGCAGTTGAAGGCGCTCAAACAGGCACGGCAGATGTCAGCAAAGTCACATCTCCATTAGGAGATATGTCTACCATCCTTGTATGTGGTAGTCGCTGGTGGCAGTGGGGCGAGCCGATAGCAATGGTACTGAGTATAGCGCCGAAGGACACTATCGTAGTGCATGGAGA